ATCAGGGATTAGGTCTCGAGTGGCTCGATAGAGTCCTACGTCGAGGCCTAAAGTCGAAAGGTGAAACGACGCGTTTGGCGCATTTCATCTCGACTCGCGGTCTTCCTCCCCCTACGGGGGAGATGATCCAAGATTCGTTGCGTAAGCACCGAATTAACTTGGGAAGACCGGCCGAAGTCATTCCTCCGGAGAGGATTGAAGTCGTACGACTACTCGCCCGAAGAATCGGACGAAGGGTCGACAGGTCGATAGTCCAAAAGGAACTATCGAACCCTGAGCATGTAAGTTTGACGAACTCAAGTTCGTTCGCTTACAGCAGAACCGATGGCGGCAGAGCCGCCGAAGTTCAACAAGAGTTTGACCAATGGGCAAACTCTGTAGGTGTCCAGCGCAAACATGTGCTGGACTACCACATTGAACCTGGCACCAATTGGCGTCAGGTTCTATGTTATCCGAGAGACGAAGATCTCTCAGATAAAGCCTTTGGAGAACCTCTTCCCGGAGGACTCCTAGGCACTAGAAGAGCAGGTTATGATAATAACCTGGGCTTCCAGATTGTCCAATGTGCTGCTGAAGCAGGACAAAAGAGACAAATACTTGGGGATGATTACCAATTAATTGGTCATCCACATGTACGTGCATCGGTCTCGGCAGAGCCGGGAGCGAAAGCACGAATAGTTACCGCCAATGAATGGTGGGTAACTATATTACTCCAACCTCTTGGTCACGTTCTCGTGTCCTTGTTGGAGCAAATCCCATCGGCAAGGGCTGGGCTCTCAAGAGCCGAACCCGCTTGGGAATGGGTCGAGGACTTGCGGCAAAGCGGCAAGAAATCTTCAGGCTTTAGCCTGGAGGAGTTCTACCAGAACTCCGACCTTTTGACTAGTGATCTGTCGGAAGCGACAGATCATTGTCACCGAGAACTCTCTCGAGCGATGCTTGAGGGGTTCTTCGAAGGAGTAGGCTTAGACCCTAAAGGGCCTTACCTCTCCCTTAGTATCGACCTGCTAGTATGCAGGAAGATACTACACTCCCCAGGTCTGAACATAGTTCAAAACACCTGATGTGGAGTACGTACCTGTGTGCGGCTAGATCCCTGAAGGGACGATCAGTTGTGGCCAAAGCCCCAATCGCCGCTACACACACGTGGCACGTCCCGTTGGACGTCACAGAATAAGCTTCCGCGAGCCCCTGAAGGGGAAAACCTACGGGTTTCCG